TGAAAACAAAATGCCCCGTGCCGAAAGGTACGATTTATTCTTGCGAGAGTTTGATGATATGGTTGAAGTGATTGGTTGGATGCAAGACCCAACATGTGACATGAGAGATTTTCAGGGAAGAGAAATGCTTTTTCCAAAACGATGGGTGACCATTGGAGTTGTTTCTGCGGAGACAAAAGTTAATGTATAGAGTTGCATATTACATGACTGGCAATACTGTTGCATTTAGAGAATTTGAAACCTTCGATGAAGCAATAGATTTTTCAAATAAACAACCGATTAATTCGGTGATAGAGATTAAAAAATATGACAATAAAACTTATAACATTCAAAACGAATCATACGATCCTAGGTGATGCCGATGAACAATTGAGTAATAAATTGTTCAATGATTTCAAAATTAAAAAACCTGTTCAGGTTGTTGTTCAACCAACGAAAGAAGGACCTATGATGGGTTTTGCACCTTTCTTAGATTATGCCGAAGAATTTGCATCAGGTATTGAACTGAATAAGGCGGATGTATTATGTGTTACTACACCTAGCCGTGAATTAGAAAATCAATACAATCAAGTGTTCGGTTCTGGCATTCAAATTGCCTCTGCAATTCCAAAAGTATGATATACTATTTGAATGAGTAAATACTACACGAATGTTGCCGTTCAAGGCAACAACATTCTTTTCAGAGGTATTAAAAACGGCAGGCGAGTAAAGATGAAAATTCAATACTCGCCTACTTTGTTTTTGCCATCCAAGAAAACATCTGAATGGAAAACACTATTCAATGAAAACTTAGAACCAATGAAGTTCGGAGATATCCGTGATGCTCGTGATTTTGTTCGCAAGTATGATGGTGTCGAGTTGGTTCAGAGAATGGTTTTCCAGACCCATACAAAGCCACAGAACCTATTACTGCTATCGCCATCAAAAAACTAGGCGGTGATGTTACAGTCTATGGTTGTGGTGACTATGAAGTAAAAGGTAGTGAAACATATATTAAATGTGATAGTGAATCTGACCTTTGTAAAAAGTTTTTAAAAGATTGGCAAGAAAATTGTCCAGATGTAATTACTGGTTGGAACATCGACTTCTTTGATGTGCCATATCTTGTCAATCGAATCAGAAGTGTTCTTGGTGAAGATGAGGTTAAGAAACTTTCACCATGGAATTATTTGTGGGAAAGAAAAGTAACAATCAATGGTCGTGAGTTGATTCAATACAACATTGGTGGCGTTTCTGCACTTGATTACATTGAACTGTATAAATGGTATGCGCCTGGTGGTAAATCACAAGAATCATATAAGTTGGATAATATCGCCAATGTTGAACTAGGTGAAAGTAAACTTTCTTATGATGAATATGATAACCTTCATCAGTTGTATAAACTCAACTATCAAAAATTTATCGAATATAATATCAAAGATGTGGAACTTATCGTTAAACTAGAAGATAAGTTAAAACTCCTTGAATTGGCATTAACTCTTGCATACGACACAAAGACAAACTTTGAAGATGTGTTTGCACAAACTCGTATGTGGGATGCCCTAATCTACAATCATCTTTTTGCGAAGAAGATTGTTGTACCACCAAAAGTAGTTCAACGAAAGAACTCTGCGTTTGAAGGTGCGTATGTTAAAGAACCACAAGTTGGTATGCATCGTTATGTTGCATCATTCGACTTAGATTCTCTATATCCACATTTAATGATGCAGTATAATATTTCACCAGAAACTCTTATTGAGCCTGACAATTACACACCAGAAATGAAACAAATTCTTTCGCAAAGTGTAACTGTCGATAGATTATTGTCATCAGAAATTGATACTTCAAAACTAAAAGATGCCGCACTAACACCGAATGGTCAGTTTTTCAGAGATTATGTAAATGAAAAAGATGAAACAAAGAAGAACGAAATTGGTAAACTTGTTGCACGATATAATAATCTGCAACTTGCAAAGAAAGTATCACTAAACTCCGCTTATGGTGCTCTTGGTTCACAATACTTTCGATTCTATGACCTGCGCCAAGCGTTGGCAGTTACTATGGCAGGTCAGCTTTCAATTCGTTGGATTGAAAATAAAATCAACGCTTACATGAACAAACTATTGAAAACGGAGAATGAAGATTATGTTATCGCCTCAGACACAGATTCGATATATCTCCGCCTTGGTAACCTTGTTGATAAAGTGTATAAGGAAAAACCGGATACTCTCCGAATCATCGAATTCATGGATAAAGTCTGTGAAGAAAAGATACAACCTTATATTAACCAAGGTTATCAGGAACTTGCTTTATATGTCCATGCGTATGCCCAAAAAATGAGAATGAAGCGTGAAGCGCTCTCAGATAAAGGCATTTGGACTGCAAAGAAAAGATATATCTTAAATGTTTACAATAACGAAGGTGTTCAGTATAATGAACCAGACATGAAGGTGATGGGACTTGAGATGGTTAAAAGTTCCACACCCTCTGTCATTCGTGAGAAGATGAAAGAAACAATTAAATTAATTGTTCGTTCTACCGAATCGGATGTTCAAGAATTTATTGAAAAATTCAAAAATGAATTTAAGAGTTTACCTCCAGAAGAAGTTGCGTTTCCCCGTGGCATTAATGGTCTAAAAGATTATTCTGATTCTGCAAATCTATACAAAAAAGGCACACCAATTCATGTGCGAGGTGCAATTCTTTACAATTACATGATGAAAGAAAAGAATTTAACTAAATCATATCCTTTAATTCAAGAAGGTGAGAAGTTGAAATTCACATATCTTAAAACGCCAAATCCTTTGAAAGAAGATGTTATTTCTTTCCCTGTTAGATTACCAAAAGAGTTTGGTTTGCATGAGTATGTAAATTATGATTTGCAATTTGAAAAAGCATTTATTGAACCAATCAAAGTTATTTTAAATTGTATTGGTTGGCAAACTGAAAAAATTAGTTCGTTGGAGAGTTTCTTTGGCTGATATTCGTATAATCAAAACGGGCATCAATGTTTCTAAAATTTTAAAACAACTCGAACAATATCCTTCTGATTGGGGTGTTCAAAAAGAAATAGAAGGTGCTCAACAAATTGATCCTGACTTTCACAGGATTGAAGCAGGTGTGATGCAATTAGTGATGGGTGGCATTAGTCATCCAAATGAAATGGTTTACAATACTGAAATAAGCATTGAGACACCTGCATATGAGAGACACACCGAAGTCATTCGTTTCTTAAAAAGACATTTCCATAAATTTTGTCGTTGTGGATTTTTAGCTTTGCCTGTAGGTGAAATGGTTGGCACACATACAGACCAAGGAACATATTACTTAAACAAAGATAGATATCACTTATCAATACAAGGCCGATATGAATATCATTGTGGCGATGATGTTGTAAATGTTGAACCAGGAACTCTACTTTGGTTTGATAATAAGAAACCACATGGTGCAAAAAATATAGGAGATGTGACACGAATAACTTTTGTGTTCGATGTTCCACATCATAAATCTAATCCATGACACAAGTTCTATTACCTTTTTTAACTGCAATTGCTTTATCTGCTGTTGCCGCTTTTTATTCGGTAATAGGCCTTGCACAAATATTTCCAGGTTCATTCTGGCCAATTATAGCAATTGTGTTGTTAATGCTCATCACATCAATGGGTATCTTTGGTTACTTGTCAAAGGCACACCTTGAATCAAATGTAACTCTTGGTGCAAATAGTGTTCAATTAAAAACATTAGAGACACAAGAAAAGATTGCTAAAGATAAACTGACTTACCTGTTACAAAGAGCAGGCGACCCAGCGACAGCATCAAATAAAATTGATAGGCAAATCCAAGAAACACAAGCAGAACTAAAACGAATATCAAATGAAAAGTTGCCTCTGTTAGCAGAAGAAAACAAGTTAGCGGCAGAGATTGGTCCTATTAAGTATATCGCCGAGTTATTCTACTCTAAAGATGACCCATCATTTATAGATAAAGCAGTAAGAACTGTTATTGTAATAATCATCGTGGTGTTTGACCCTCTTGCAATTCTTCTACTCATAGCCGCACAACAAACACTACGAAACACTAAATTGCCTGAACCTGAAATCAAAATCAGAAAGGCAAAGAAGAAGAAAACGCTTGACACGAGCAGTGGTCCTAGTTTAGAATCCTTCTTTGTAGATGAAGGAGAAGGCATGGAACATATACCTAAAAATAAGATAACCAAAATGGATGGAGGTACTTTTTAAAATGAGTTTACTTGATAAATTAAAAAAGAATACAACGATTAAAGATAGTGCGATTCTATCCAAATCAAAATTCTTTACTGAAAAAGATATGGTACCAACTGATGTGCCAATGATTAATGTGGCACTATCAGGACGCCTTGATGGTGGTATTATTCCTGGTCTTACTATGTGGGCAGGACCATCAAAACATTTTAAGACTGCTTTCAGTTTATTGATGGCAAAAGCTTACATGGACAAATACCCTGAAGCGGTATTGTTATTCTATGATTCAGAATTCGGAACACCTGTCAAATACTTTGAAACATTTCAAATTGATATGGACAGAGTTCTACACACACCTTTGACTGACATTGAGCAGTTGAAGTTCGATATAATGCAACAGCTTCAAGAAGTGAATCGTGGTGATAAACTCATCATTATATTAGATAGTATTGGTAATCTAGCATCTAAGAAAGAAGTAGAAGATGCACTTGAAGGTAAATCTGTTGCAGATATGAGCCGTGCTAAACAAGTTAAATCATTGTTTAGAATGGTAACACCTCACCTCAACTTAAAAGATATTCCAATGGTAGTTGTGAATCATACTTACAAAGAGATTGGTATGTTCCCAAAAGATATCGTTGGTGGTGGCACAGGTTCTTATTACTCAGCAGACAACATTTACATTCTTGGTCGCCAACAAGAGAAAGATGGCACAGAGATTGTAGGTTACAATTTTATTATTAATGTGGAGAAATCTCGTTATGTTAAAGAGAAATCTAAGATTCCTATTTCGGTCTCCTTCGATGGTGGTATTCAAAAGTATTCTGGCTTGGTCGACATTGCGATTGAGGGTAATTTTATTTCTAAACCATCACCAGGTTGGTATGCAAAAGTTGACCAGAAAACTGGAGAGATTGGTGACAAAGTTCGTTTTGATGCCACGCAAACAGATGAATTTTGGCAACCATTACTCAAAAACGAATCGTTTAAGGAATTCGTAAATGGAAAATATGGTATCGCATATGGAAACATTATGGGAGAAACTGCAATTCTGGAAGAAGAAACGGACGATGCTTAAAGAAGGTATTGACTACACCTTTTTAGATTTTGATAATTCTGAAATAACAGGAGTGGCACTATTGAATGAAGAATTCAATGGTGTCATTTACCATTATAATAAAGCAAGAGTTGTTGAAGAAGGTGAAATTGCAAGACTTCAATTCGGCTATACTATTGTTCATCCAGGTAATTTTAACATAGATGACTTGAATAGTAACGAAAAATTTCGTATAATTATGGGTGACATACTCACCGAAATATTGACTAGAAAAACACAAGATGAACAGATTAGAACAGATTATTCTAAAGAACCTGATACACAATGAAGAATATACCAGAAAAGTTCTTCCTTTTATAAAGGGAGAATATTTCTCCGACCAAACCGAAAAACTTGTATTCAAAGAAGTTTATGATTTCGTAAACAAATACAAGAATCTTCCAACACACGAATCTCTCGTAATCAACATTACAGAGAAAACAAATCTTACTGAACCTCAAGTAAAAGAATCGATTGACCTTCTCAGAGATATCGAACAAACAAAAGATGATAAGGTTGAACTGCAATGGTTGACCGAACAAACTGAGAAGTTTTGCCAAGACAAAGCAATCTACAATGCCATCATGGAATCTGTATCGATTCTTGATGATAAAAAAGGCAACAAAACAAAAGGTGAAATTCCACAATTACTTGCAGATGCACTTGGTGTATCTTTTGACAGTAATGTTGGTCACGATTACATGCAAGACTTTGAAGAACGATATGATTTCTATCATCGTGTAGAAACCCGTGTTCGTTTTGACCTTGATATCTTTAACAAGATTACAAAAGGTGGTTTGCCAATTAAGACTTTGAATATTGCACTTGCAGGTACAGGTGTTGGTAAATCCTTGTTTATGTGTCATGTGGCCGCAAGTTGTATCAGTCAAGGTCATAATGTGTTGTATATCACACTTGAAATGGCAGAAGAAAAGATTGCAGAACGAATCGATGCTAATTTGCTAAATATTGATTTGAATGAATTACAAACAATCAGTCGTGGTGATTATGAGAGAAAGTTTGATGTGTTGAAATCCAAAACACAAGGTAAACTAATCATCAAAGAATATCCAACTGCAAGTGCCTCTGTTTTACATTTCAGAGCATTATTAAATGAATTGCGTTTGAAAAAGAACTTTAAACCAAATATCATCTTCATCGACTATCTAAACATTTGTTCGTCAGCAAGAATTAAACCTGGTGGTAATGTGAATAGTTACACATACATTAAATCTATTGCAGAAGAACTTCGTGGTCTTGCCGTTGAGTTTGCACTACCTGTTGTTTCAGCAACTCAAACAACTCGTTCTGGTTTCAGTAATTCGGATCCAGGTCTTGAAGATACTTCAGAATCTTTTGGTTTGCCTGCAACTGCCGATTTTATGTTTGCACTTGTATCAAATGAAGAACTTGAAGGTCTAAATCAAATTCTCGTTAAACAATTGAAGAATCGTTATTCTGACCCCAACTATTACAAACGATTTGTTGTCGGTATCGATAGAACAAAAATGCGTTTGTATGATGCAGAACAAACTGCACAAGAAGGTCTTGCTGATGCAGGACAAGATGATGACACACCACCATTAAATACTTTTGGTGGTCGTGAAAGAAACTTAAATGCAAAGTTTGATGGCATCAAGGTATGAGTTTGACAAAAGACCAAGCAATACATTGTGCGAGTGTATTCTCAAATTATTTTGACCGATTTGAAAGAATCGATGATTACATTCGTGACCAAAAACTGAATAGTCTTTCAGAAAGGCCAACTGCCTTATTTGGCATGGGACCTGAAGATGATTTGTTTTCAGATTTTACAATCAACCCAAGTGACATGCAATTTGAACTTGTTGAATTGCCACAAGATACTTGGGACATTTATCTCAATATGATTTCATCACACTCAAATATGACCAGTATTCCTGGCCGTTGTTTGAGATTGGCAATCTTAGAAAAGAAAACAAAGAAGTGGGTTGGTTTCATTCGACTAGGTTCTCCTGTTATCAATATGAAACCTCGCAATGAAATGCTTGATGGTGTATTCACACAAACACCAGAATCTTCTAAATCATTTAATCACACCTCGATTATGGGTTTTGTGATTGTGCCTGCTCAACCATTTGGTTTCAATTATCTAGGTGGTAAATTATTGGCAGCCATTTGTTGTTCACATGAAATCCGTGAAATGCTCAACAAAAAGTATGGTATGAATACTTGTTTGTTTGAAACCACCAGTCTTTATGGTAGTTCAAAATCTTCTTCACAATATGATGGCATGAAGCCTCTGTTAAGATTTAAAGGACTTACCGATTCTAATTTTCTTCCAATGATGCATGGCAAACCATATGAAGATTTGAAAGAATATGTTGAAGGTATTGTAGGTGAGTTTGTACCTGCCGATGCATCTTCTCGCAAATTGAAAATTTCTAATGCCATTATTTCAATGACTAAAGTGGCACTCAAAGGAACACCTGAAGGTGAGAAGTTCGGTAAAACGATTGAAAATGCCTTATTGTTGACAGAAAAGAAACGGTATTATGCCTCAAATTATGGATTCAGTAACTTTACCGATGTGGTTATGGGAAGAACAGATAAGTTGATACCAGACAAAGAGAACTATGACAAACACTATCTGGAATCGATTATAGAGTGGTGGAAGAAGAAAGCACAGTCCAGATATGATAATCTAAAGACTGAAGGAAGATTGCGTTCGGAGATTGAAGTCTGGACAGGCGACAAAGAACTTGACATTATTCGGTAGGCATGATAACATAAATACTCCGTTAAATTGGAGTATAAATGGCAAAACTTACTGCTGATGAATTTTTTAAACTTCCGAATCCTAAAAGACCGGATAGAAGAAAGGTATTGTTGGATGCAATCAATTCAAACAAACCTTTGGAAGTTTTTGCTTCGGGAAATAAAGAAGTATCTATGGTTTTTCCGAAAGCCAAAAATTCAGATGCAATAAGAAAAATTATAGCATTAAAATTAAATGATAAAACCGCTTTTTCTGCCATTAAAATTAAAGGTTCAGATGGAAAAGATTACAAAATATCCGACCTTAAAAAATCAAAAGCTTTTGGTGGTGGAGGAGGTAGTCGTGGAGGTTCAGATTTAACTGCAATTACAGAAAGTGGTCAATGTTATGTCGCATCACTTGTTTTTAATGTAATAAAAAAACCAATCAAATGGGAAGATTTATCATTATCTAATCTTAAAGCGGCGGCAAAATATGTCGATACCGGTAAAACCAGTTTAGAAGATGTTTTAGAACAAACACCTCCCGAATGGGCTCGTTCTTATGTTATGGTTGCAAATTTGTTATTTAAAGATTGGAAAATGAAATCAGGTAAAACAGTTTATTTTCACAGAGATTCTAAATTTCACCAAAAGATTTTTAGTTTCAAACAGGCCTGTTTAGCTGCAGATAAAAAAAGTGGAACACCACAAGCACCAGGTTCGTTTGGTGATGATAAGTGGAATCCAGGTGACATTTGGATGACAACATTCGGTCTTACTGAATCAACTCTTCCTGATATGCCAACAGATAGTTGGGCTAAATTGAATAAAAAAATTTATGATTTGGCTCAAAGTAAAGAATTATTAGGTGTTTCTTTGAAAAAGATTGAAAGAACACCTAAAGCAGACGAATATAATAAACCAGGAAATAAAAAGAAGTCATACACATTTAATGGTTTTATTGTGAGTCCAGAAAATTTAAAACAAGGCCAAATGCCATTTTTTTCATCCATCGATTGTTATTTGTATATTGGTGATGGTCGTGTCCAGTTTCGTGCAACAAGTGGATCTGCTGCCAAACCTTCATGGCAAGGAGAAATTTCTGGTTCAACTGCCGCAGGTGGTAAAATTGGTGGAGGTAATGTGAACACATATTTACTTCAAAACTTTAAAGAAGGAATTTTTAGAAATTCGGAAGGTGAATTAGTTAGTTCAGTAAGTTCACCTGCATTTTGGAAAAGTTTTTATGAAATGTATAAAAAGTTATTTGATAACCCAACATATAAAAAATATAACAAATCATCAATGGGTGGTTCTAAAGTTAGTGAAACAGATTTTAAAAAAATGGCTCTTGCAAGAGCAAAAGAAACCGAATCTTTTATTATTTCAAAATATATGTGTATGAAGATGATTGACATTATGCTAAGTAAACCACAAAAACTTAATGATTTTGCCACAGACATTTTTTTATACGGTGCATCAAACACAAATCAAAGTTCTTATTTCTTAAAAATATATGAGTAAATTTACCGATTTTTTAACCGAAGCAACAAAAGAAGGAAAGAATGTTCACCTAGAACACATTGAGGATGAAGTTCTCAATCGTGGTGTTATTGGTGCAAGAGAATCAATTGATTTTCTCCGTTCTCTCCGTAATATGCTTGCAGGTCACGCAGAAACAAAAGTAAACATCACCACAAAATGGGATGGCGCACCTGCTATTTTTGCAGGTATTAATCCAGAGAATGGTAAATTCTTTGTTGGTACAAAATCTGTATTCAATAAAAATGCAAAGTTAAACTACACAGAAGATGACATTGATGTTAATCATCCAAGTGGTGGTTTAAATGAAAAATTAAAAGTTGCATTGAGATATTTACCAAAACTTGGCATCAAAGGCGTTCTACAAGGCGACATGATGTTTTCAAAAGGTGATTTGAAAAGAGAAACCATAGATGGTGAATCATATATCATCTTTCAACCAAACACAATTGTTTATGCGGTGCCTACTGATTCTAAATTAGCACAGTCAATGTTAGCGGCACAATTAGGCGTGGTGTTTCACACATCATACACAGGCCGAACAATGGAAGATATGAAAGCATCTTTTAATATTGATATTGGTCGCTTGACAGCAACAAAAGATGTGTGGTTCCGTGATGCATCATTTGTCGATGCTTCTGGTTCTGCCACATTTACTGAAGAAGAAACAAAACAAATAACAACTATTCTGTCGATTGCTGGCAGAACATTCCAAACAATTAATTCGATGACATTGAATCGTATTGCATCAAGTGAAACGATTCTTACATACATTAAAACATTCAACAATACCAAAGTTCGTGAAGGTAAAAAGATTACGAATACGAATCAACACACATTAGATTTGATTCGTTGGGTAGAAGCAAAATTAAATAAAGACATTGCTGATGTTAAGAGAGCAGAAACAAAAGCAAAGAGAACAAAAGAGAAAACTGAAGTGATGCGTTTCTTTAGAACAAATGCCGCACAATTAAGATTTATATTTGATTTACAGAACTTATTGGTTGATGCAAAATTGATGATTGTTCGTAAATTAGAATCA